GCATACGAGCTTATGAAGCCGTTTAAACGCATAAACATATTCTTATAATGATAGGTAGAATGCAAAATAGGATTACTTTTAAAAGTAAGACAGGCGTTTCTGATCTTGCAGGTGGTTTTGTAAATACCCTTGCTGACTATTATACTTGTTGGGCTGAGATTGTAACAGATAGTGATACAAGAACTAACTTAGCAGGAACTGATGGATTTGCTAATGATATTACTTTTAGAATACGATTTACAACTTCTAAAGTATTTGATAAGAAGTTGGTAATCAGCTTTAAAAGTAGATTATATGTATTAAATTCTATTATAAACGAACAAGACAGAAATAAATATTATTTAATAGGCTGCTCAACACTTAAATAATGGCTACATTTACAGTAGATACTAAAGCTTTGAATGCAATTCAAAACAAGTTTAAGCAGACTGCTGAATTGTATAAAGCTTACGCAATTCAAGAGGTTGACAAGGCTGTAAAGGCTATGGAAGTAGAGGCTACTGCAAAAGCGGGTAATTTGCCTAGACTTAAACCTAAATCTAAAAAGCCCTACGAAAGAACAGGAAATTTATCTAGAAGTATATCTTCTACGCCTTATCAAAATGGATATGCTATGTTTTCAATGGGTAGCAAAACTGTTAATTATGCTCCTTATGTAGAATTTGGTACAGGTAGAGGTTTTAGAATACCAAGATATAAATTTAGCACTAGAAAGCCTTTGGATAGTTTAGCATCACAATTTATAGGGTCAGGATTAAGAAATTACAATATGAAATATAGACCGTTCTTCTTTAATACGTTTGATGAGAAATATTCATTATTGATAAAAAGATTAAATAGCTTTAAGGTTAAGTAAAATCATATAAATTTATTTCACTAAATTTGTACAAAATCAATACCATGACAATTACATTAAACGAAGAGCAGGTAAAACAATTAGACGCTTTCATTCAAGAAATGCCTACTAAATTTGGTTTACCCTTAACCCAGTTCTTATCAAAACTTGCTCAAGAGCAAAATCCTGAGGAAGTAAAAGAAGAAACGGAAGCTTAATGAAAGATTGCGGATACGCTATAAGAAAGGCTTATGTAGATAAGTTGGCATCTCAAAGTTACTCTTTGGGTGTTTACGATACTATTGCACCTGATACTGTAGAGCCTCCGTTCTTACTTATAAGCAGCCAAACATCTTTGGAAAATAGCGACAAACAAAGTTATAACTTTGATGTTACTATTCAATTTGATGTTGTGTACAGAACTTTTAAGTCAGGTGAAGTAGGGCAGAAGTCGGTAGACCAGTGGGCTAACGAATTGTTAGTGATCATAGGCGTTAATGTGCCGAATTACCCAAGTGCTTCTCCTGACTTTAAAATAGTTACTCGTAAGATGACAAGCAATATTGCTACATTTGATTATGTAGATGAAGCTTACATTTTTAGAAGAGTAATTACAATGGAACATTTTGTAACTCAAATATTATAAAAAAATTAAAATAAAATAAAATGCCAACAACAGGAATTTTTAACGGTACAAACCTAGTAGTTCTAGTAGGAAATGAAGTTGTAGCTCACTCTACATCTTGTTCTTTATCAGTAAGCGTTGACTTACCAGATTCAACAACTAAATCAAGCAATGGATGGGCTGATCAAATCGGTGGTTTAAAGTCTTGGTCTTTGACTACAGATGGTCTTGCAACAGTTGAGCCAACTGGAGCTAACTATGTTGTAGGGGATATTTTTACTCAATTAGCTCTTAGAACAACAGTTACAGTTAAGTTTACAACTGTTTCAACAGGTAGTACTGTTGTGCCAGGTGACTTAGTTTGGTCTGGTCTTGCTTTTATTGAAAGTTTAGATGTTACTGCTGATATGGAATCTCCAGCAACATATTCAGTTTCATTTACAGGAACAGGATCATTAACACAGGCTCCTAACCCATAATAACACCAAAAACACCAAAATATGAGAGGACATTTTGAACTATCCCTAAGCGATGGGACTAAGATACCTATGAGGTTTTGTACATGGTCTTTAAAAAGATTCTGTCAACTACAAGGCATTGGACCATCAGATATATCGGAAGCATTATCAGGTAATCAATCTTTAGAAGCGATTACTAATTTGCTTAAATCAGCAGCAGAATATCCATTGTATAGTCAAGGGATAACTCCAAGCTTTACAGACATAGAAGTATGTGACTGGATTGATGATATGGGTGGATTAGGAAGTAAGAAGTTTCAAGATGTTATGGCTGCTCTTGCTGAAAGTATGAATAGTGGTGTTGAACAACCTACTAATAAGAAAGCTGCAAAAGACGGTGTAAAAAAAAATTAGAGTGGATTGATATTGAAAGATATACAATGGGGGAGTGCCAAGTGCTTCCCCATTTGTTTTGGGATATGACGATGGCTGAGTTAGATTTTGTTTGGTATGGTTACCGTCATAAAGAAGAGCAAGAGTGGATAAAGACTAGATGGCAAACTACAATATTGGTTAACATACAGCTACCAAAGGGTAAAAAGATAAAGCCAAATGAGCTTTTGCCACTTGATTGTGATAATCGTAACTTTGTAAAGCAAAGGGTGATGACATCTGAAGAGCTTCAAGAGGTGTTAAAAAAATACGAAATTTAAAGAAATAGAAGAATGGCAGATAATCAAGTAGACTTAAAATTAAACCTCGACTTTAAAGGGGTTCAAGATGCTTTATATCAGATGATTGGTGAATTTAATGGAACTGATAAAGAGTTCCAAAAAATTGCTGATAATATCCAAAAAAATGCTAAGAAGCTAGAAGCTGCTATTTTAGTATTTGGTCCAGCTTCTAAACAAGCTGCTGCTGCACAAAAAGCACTTCAAAACAATATGCTATCTCTTGTTGCAAATGGAGTAAATCCACAAATTGCAGCTGTGGCTACTTTGTCGCAAAATTATAATTCATTAAATGGTATTTTAGCAACAACTCAAACAGCCACAAATGGGACTACTTCCGCTATTAGTAATAGTGCAAATTCTTTAAAACAATCAAATAAACAATGGTCTGCATTAGCTTTAGTTGTGCAAGATTTGCCTTATGGATTCAGAGGTATTCAAAATAACTTACCTGCTTTATTTGGAAGTTTAGCAACAGGAGCTGGTGCTGCATATTTTGCATTTTCAGCAGTTGTAGCAATTATTACTGCAATGGATATGGGTCTTATTAAATTTGGTCAGACTATAAAACTTACTACAGACTACTCAAAAGAAGCAGCTAATACTTATGCTACAGAAACAGTACAATTAGATTCTCTTTATAGAGTTTCACAAGATGTAAATGTATCAATGAGTGATAGAATAAGTGCTGCTCAATCTCTTATAAAAGAATATCCAGGATTATTAGGTAATTATTCAGCTGAAGAAATAGCTCTTGGTAAGGCTGTTGAATCTTATGATAAATTAAGAGAAGCTGTATGGGCGTATGCTAAAGTAAAAGCTGCTGAAAAAGTTTTAATTGAACTTGGAGGAAAGCAAAATGAACTTACAATTAAGCAAAATAAAGTTACTACTCAACAAAATAATGCAAATAGTAAAGCTTTAACAGCCGTAAATTATGCAATGTATAATAATCTTACTATTACTGAGCAATTTTATAAGTTTGTAAATGATTTACCTGTAAATGGAGCATTTGGACCTATTGTAAACTCTTTACCAGAAATGCTAAAGACTACAGAATTATTAGGTGGTATTAAAAAAGAGCAAGAAGATTTAAACGATGAAACTAAATTATATCAAGATATCATAGATAATAATATAGTATTTGCTAAATTATTTGAAGATAGTAAAACTGGTGGCAAAAAAGGGGCTAAAGAAAAAGTAAGTACTTCTGCATTAGATTATTTAAAAACACAACAAAAAATATATAAGGATGATTTAGATATGTTTTTTTATTATGGCAGTTTGATTATTAATGAAGAAGAAAGAATTGCTAAAGAAAGGGCACGAATAGAAGGTACTTTAGGTAAAGATTTAGTAAATATTGAATCTAATTATGAAGGTCAAAGAATTATAAATAAACAGGAATTTGGTAGAAAATTAATGGAACAGGCGGACAAAAATACCAAATCTGTTGAAAAAAGTGAAAAAGAAAGTCAAGATAAGATTTTAGAAAATACAAAATCTTATTATAATAATAGAATGAAATATGCATTCGATAATCTTGCAGAACAAAAAATAATATTAAATCAAGAATTAGCTGGTTATAAATTTTTACTTGATTTAAGAATTATTGATGATATAGCATATGCAAATAAAGCTGCTGAAATATATAAAGCACTTGGTGTAATTAAAAATAAAGAAGAACAAGACTTATATAAAAGTCAAGTATATTTTTCTAATCAGAGAATTAAAAATATTGAACAAAGATTAGCTACTGAGTTAAAGCTAAATAAGAATAATGCTGGTGCTCAACAACAGTTAATTAAACAAGCTATGGCTGAAGTTGGAGCTTTAGCATATAGTGCTTTAAATCCTGAAGCTTTACAACAATTTTTAGAGTTTTTTAATAAACTAGATGGTAAATTAAAAGGTACAACTGAAAAATGGCAAAGTTTTTCTCAAGGTATTAGTAATTCTATTTCAGGCTTTTTAGCTGATTCATTTACATCATTAGCTGAAAATATTGGTAATGCATTAAGTGGTGGAGAAATTAAACCATTAGAACATTTCCAAAAACTACTTGCTGATGCTTTGATTAATATTGGTAAAATGTTAATACAATATGGTACATTAATGTCTATTGCATTTGGATCACCAGATCCATTTGTAGCTATTGCTGCTGGTGTTGGTGCTGTTGCTTTAGGTACTATTATAAAAAATAGACTTAAACAATCGGCTGTTGATCCTACCGCATTTGCTAATGGAGGTATTGTATCAGGACCGACAATGGGTCTTATGGGTGAATATCCTGGTGCTCAAAATAATCCTGAGGTAATAGCCCCTTTAGATAAATTAAAGGATTTGATTGGTGGTGGTGGAAGTGGTCAGTTTGTTTTAAGAGGTCAAGACTTAGTTTTGGCTATGCAAAGGTCTAATTCATCATTAAACATTAGAAGAGGGTAATGGCATACGAAATAAAATACAGAATTACTACAGCTAGTAAAAGCAATGTAAATAGTATAGTTTATTTATATGAAGATGCTTATGCTGGTTCTATAATAGAATATCAAGCTACAAGCTTACAATTAGAATATATACCAAATAGTGATGATACATTTGAGCCTATATATGTTAGTCAACTTAGTTTAACTATAGATGTGACTGATAATATAGCAAATATGCCAAACTTTACAACTTTAAACGATAGAAAGTATTTTGTTAAGGTTGTATCAGGAGGAGTTACAGATTTTCAAGGATGGTCTATAAGCGATGATGTTCAATTTTCATTTAACACAGGTAGAAAAGAACTATCTTTTAGTGCCATAGATGGTTTAGGTATGTTGGAAAGAATTAAATACGTTTTACCAAATACAATTTATTTAACACAAGTACAAAAAGCAATTACTTTTATAAAAGATTGTTTATTAGAATTAGAATATCCATTAGATTACGATATAATTACTGGTGTAAGTTTTTATGCTGAAGGAATGACTAATAGAACAAGTAGCTTAAATGCTGATCCATTAGACCAAACATATATTAATTATGCTACAATAGTTAATGATAAACAAGAAACATTAAATTGTTTGGATATTTTAACAATGATAACTAAAAGCTTTGGAGCAAGATTGTTTCAAGCTAATGGTAATTGGCATATAGTATCTTTAACTCAGTTTGCACAAGAGTCATATTATGTTACAATTTACAATAGTGATGGAACATTAAGTGGCAATGATATATATGATATTAAAGGAATTATAGAAGGATATTCAGGAAACGACACAGGCTTATATTTTGTAGATAACAGCCAATTTAAGTTAATTAGAAAGGGATATAATAAGATAAGATTTAATAAGACTATTGAAAATCCTAGCAACTATGCTACAAACTGGGATTTAAAGATATATACTTATGTTTCACCGACAGTAAGTAATGCTTTTGGATGGACACAAGTAAGAAATGGTGGTACTAATTATGTAAAGCCTTATCCTGAAAGAAAGTATAATTCTTTTATATTAAGCCATGACTTAACCACTAATCCTTATTACGTTTCAGTATCCCCTAATAACCTGCCAAATGTTAATTCAAGTGATAAATTTAATATATCATTTGATATTTCAGGTTTAGGTACTCCTGCTGGTGGTCCAGAAGCTTTGTTTATATTAAAAATACAAGTTAACCCTACTTCAGGTCCTTCATATTTTTTAGATAATAATAAGGCATGGAAAGAAGCAGTTAATAGTAATGATAGTTATTACTTTCAAGCATTTAACCCTGCTGATCCAAAGGCTAATGTAAGTATAGAAACGCCTGTTTGTCCAATAACAGGTCAATTAGTCGTTGAACTTATTTTATGTGATGCATCAGCTCCTTACTGGAAATCTACCATTGCAGGTGCAGATGTAAGTAATTTTAAAATTGATTTAGATTCCACTTTTAAGAGCTTAACAACAGAAAGTTATATTACTAACAATAATGAATATGTGCTCGAAATAGACATCCCAATGGGCTTTAATGACATAAATGATGGCAAGTATAGTTACAAAGGATTTTTAAGTAATTCTTCTGGTTTAAACTTAAAGAATTGGTATAGACAAGAATACCCAACAGATATATATAGAAGTTTAAGTGAGTTAGTTGTAAAGCAATACTCAAACTGTTTAAATAAAAACATAATTAATCTTGATGCTGCATTTATGGGTATGCAAACTGTAGAAGGAAGATTTAGTGGTGCTATGCCTATTAGGGCTGTAGATACTGACCCTGCTCAAATTAGTGTTAATGACAAAAGATATATATTAGGCAATTCTACTATAGACTTACCTAATGATGTTATAGCGGCTACACTACTAGAGATAAACCCTAATAATGTATCTACAACAATGACTACAATATATGATAGCAATAAATTATCTACTGCTGAAACAGGCTATGGTCGCTTTAGGTCAAACGGATTTTTAACAAAGGAATTAGCTTATGCAGCCCCTTTAACCAGCAATTTAATATATCTTGAAGATATAGGAGTTCCTAGTATTGGTGACTTCTTCTATACAAATGATTTCTTAAATGTAGGCTACAATGGTGCTAATATTTGGTGGAAAGTGTTAGTAACAGATTCATACTTTCAAGCTTATAGAATAAGTGGAGCAGGAGAGATATTAGAAACATACGGATAATATTAAAATATAAAAAATGGCATCAGTAATTAACGGAACGAACATAGTTTTATATCAATATAATGCTACAACTGGTCTTTCAGTACCTTTCGGTGCAGCTACAAACTGTTCATTTGAGGTTTCGGTAGATCAGAAGGAAGTAACATCTCAAAGTTCTGCATGGTTTAAAGAGTATAAAAATGACGTAGCTACATGGACTATCAATGCTGATGGTTTTGTTGCATTAAGTAATTACTCTTATTTATTCCTAGCTAATCTTCAATTAAGTAGACAACCTATATTAATTAAGTTTCAAATAGACAATGATAATGGTAATGGTAGTGGTACTCTAGGATACTCTGTATTCACTGGATTAGTCAATTTAAGCTCACTTAGTTTGAGTGCAGGGGTAGAAGCAGCCTCAACATATAGCGTGTCACTACAAGGCTCTGGTGCTTATAATATAACAGGTACTCAAACTACTCCTACCGGTGTTGTAGTTACAGGTTCAAACGTAGTAATGTTTGACTATACTGCTGCTGGTGGTGAAACAACTGTGACTTTCTCAGGGGCTATTGGTAAGGTTTGTGTGAGTGTTTCAAGGGGTGGTGTTGAGGTAAGAAGCATAGCTACTTCTGGTGTACCAACAGGCGAGAATGTAACTTTTAACGCATCTACAGGAGTCATTACCTTTGCAACGGCTAGAGCATTGGCTGCTGATGAGTTTATTAGAGCAATATTTAAATAGAAATTAAGACATGAGTAATCAATTACAAATAACTGGAGATTTAAAGGTAAAGTCATTAACAGGAGCATTAACGGCAACTGCTGGTGTGGTAACATCTGTGCCTTTAGGTACTGCAAATGGTGTAGCTACTTTAGGAGCTGATGGCAAAGTTCCATCTGCTCAATTGCCTACGTTGGCATCTTCATATAAAGGAACTTGGAATGCTTCTACTAATACACCTTACATTGTAGACGGTGTAGGAACGGCTGGTGATTATTATTTAGTTAGTGTTGGTGGTACTTGGAATGGGATAGTTTTTCTTGAAGGTAACACGGTAATTTACTCTGGAACTATATGGCAAAAAGCTGGTGGTGGAAGTGGAACGGTAACTTCGGTTGGTCTTTCTGCTCCAGCTGCA